ATATTTCAAATAATAAATACAAAAGAGCTGATGTTCTTCATCCAGCTCACTTGTTTCTACTATTTCTTCAGCTATTTTTTTGCATTCTTTTTTGGTGTGCACACTTTTATTTTGGGGTGCACCCTTTTTCTTCTTTTTTGACCACTCGTAACGGCGTGACCATGACTTGACAGTGTTGATTGTCGTACCATATTTTTTAGCGATTTCTTTTTGCTTCATGCCGTTTTTATAGTCTTCAAACGCTAACTCGTGCTTTTCCAAATCATGTCACCACCTCCGTTTTTTTATTTATATAAACAGCAGTTAAAACTGCGACGTTGTTCTTTGCAAAAGAAAAAAGCTCCCGTAAGGAACTTTTTTGCAAGGGGTTTAACCTATATGTCTGAACTGTGATTTTAAATTAAATGGGATTGTTTCATTTCTTTAAAAACCACAATAGCATAATGGAAATAAGGGTTCAATCTAGGTCCACTTTGGGTCCAATTAGGGCTCACTTTGGGTTCAGTTTGGGTCCAAAATGGGTCCACTTTTAATAAAGATTTATCATTTGTGATAAAAGTGTTCTTATTGATGGCTTTTGATACTATTTCTAGAGATTCGAAACACTGCTTTTATTCGCTTTTCTGCACCACTCCCAAATAGACATTTTAAAACAAAATGTGATAAAATAAAAAAGCACATCCAAAGATGTGCAAAATATACTACGGAGGTACTAGCAACATGCTATTTACATCAAGCAAGAATATTAGCTTTGGTGTAAGGAAAGGAGCAAGTATTCATGGAATACCTAGTGATGCTCTTTTTAATCTTAGTAGCAACTAAAATGTTGTTGAACTAATCCCACACTTACTTAAAGCTAGTATTCGAAGTAGAAAAAGAGGAAGAATTGCCGTTCTTCCTTTTTTCTTTTAGCATGCTATTTTATTCCCATACTTACAAAAAGCATTGTAGCTATGTTGTTTTTACAATGATTTTGATACTTCCAAGCTACATAAATAATATAACACAAATAAGAAAAAAATGAAGATTTTTTAGGTGAATTAAGGTAAAGTTAGTTAAACTTAAGCGTATTTAGGTGTATTTATAGACATATATAGACTTTTAGAGATTATTTTGACGAATAAAAAAGAATGAAATTTTTATTCATTCTTGATGCTTTCATAAAAAATATTATTCAATTTTTCAAGTGATGGGCGGTGTTCCATGTCAAGATATTTAGATAATTCTAAACATGCTTTTGGAAACTCTCTTTTGTAAGTTGATTTGCTGATACAAAATGATTCTTCCAATGTGTCAATCATTTCATTATATCCTCTTGAACATACATATGTTCTAATGATGTTTCTATGTCCTGCATTGAGCAAATATACTAACGGCATAAATTTATCAAGTTCTTTGTTAAAGAGCTCTAGGCGCTTTGTTAGAAGTTCTCTGCGCAACATATTAGAAGTGATTTGTTCTCCTTTTGGTTTTGAAAAGCCTCCAGGAGCTTCATCGCTGTATTTAATTGATTGAGGGCTTGGAATGTCCTCAATTTCAAATGTTAAAGAGAACTTTTCAATATTTATTAAGCGTAATTCTCTAAGATATTTTTTAACTTCATCAATGATCTTCTTTTCTTCATCTGTATATTTCATTCCTTGCCCTCCAAAATAATTAATTATTAATTTTTATGATCTTGATAAATTGCATAAGCAATTATCCCTGACAATTCAGCAAGGATAGTTGCTGCAACTCCACACCAAAATGGGTTAATGTACATTATTTATCACCACCTTCTTTTATTTCTACATTGCTATTATATTTAATGCATTTACCATTCTTATAAGCGACGCATGCATCTTTTAAACAATGATTTAAAATAACTGTTTTATTCGTTCCTCCTCCACGCAAATACGATTCTCTTATTTCAAACCCGGTTAAATCTGGGCAATATTTAATCATTTGTTCTCTCCTCTTTCTTTTTGATGTGGTGTCTTTCTTCATACCATTCAATATCTTCTTCAACACGTTTTAATAAATTCTTTTCTCTTACTAGATCCTTTTCACTTGCTCCTGGTCTAGTGATATAGTATTGCAAAGCATGTTTTACTGTTTGCATTCTTCTATACTGATTACCCATTTTTATCTCCTATATTTGGAATAGTAATTGGATAAAATCTTCCTTCTTGAAAAAATGTATTAGATAAATCCTTGGATTTTATGCATTCAAGAAATATCCATTCATTAGATTCTATTTCTTTAATTCTTACAATTTCTTCATAAGGAGCATCATATATCCACATTCCTTCTTTTAAATCTTCAAATTTGAGTGGTTGAGGATGCTTGACCTCATTCATCGCATCCTCATATCCTTTATCATATTGTCCTCTATCATAAATTAGAGCTTTTAGGAGTTCTTCTTTATCAACATTTATGTCGACTTTTTGTACAGCTTTAAGTACTGAATTTTCAAAATCCTCATTCATCTTTTGAAACACTTCTTTCATTACTATTTCTATTGGTGGCTTATACATTCTTCATACCTCCAAATCAATTCATCAATGGTTTCATCATCTTCGGCATCTTGAAAGTAGCCTCTCATCCTCATGCCAACAAGCATACCAATTTCATCAAAACAATCATCACCACAACCATCATCAGAGAATTCTTTTAATAGATCCAATTCAAATTTAGTCATCTTTCATCAACTCCTCTTTCCATTCTTCTTTAGATAGTCCACATTTTTTAGACATAATTCCATAATGGCACCAAGCTTGATTAGAATGAAGCTCTTCACATGCTCTATCAAGTGCTTTTTCTAACTTTTCAATCTCTTGCTTATCTTCTGCAAGATAATCACAAATAGCATCAATATCTTCATACTTAATATGCTTAATTGCGTTATTATTATTTCCTTGCTTCATATGTTGCAACATAGATATTAATTGATTTCTAGTTTTACTCATCTTCAACTCTCCAATCAATCGTTTGTTCGCAAAAATGACAATATTTTTGTCTTTCTACTAAAAGTGATTTACAAGAAGGACATGTTAATATTATTCTTGTAATAGTTGTACCATTTACTGTAGATATACTATTTTCAAACGCTAGCAAAGGTCCTTTAGGTATAGCCTCTTCAATTGAATCCATTATTACTTTACTTAATTGTTTCGTATCAAGTATAGGTTCTTGAGCGTTCATAACATTTGCGTTGCATGATTGACATTCTTTACATAGATCATCCGTTCTTAAATCCAACAAATCATAACAAAATTTTCTATTATCATTTGGACCATATTCGTGAGTTGATATCCTTGCTTTGTAACAATCTTTATCTAGGGGCTTTCCCCTTAATTGAGCTCTTGATTTAGTCATCTAACCACCCCAATTCTTTAACTTGTTGGTTGATTGCTTTTAAAAGTTCCATATCAATTGCAGGTGGTGCATCATAACCGTACTCATAATCTTCAGAATACTCATCACAATATACAGATGTTATTTTTTCTTCTTTATCAAACAAAACTACAAATGTATATAAGTATTCTTCTTCATATACGATTGGTTTTTTATAAATAAATCGATCTAATCCAAAATAATCAAATTTATTTTTTTTAAATCCCATTAATTCAAACATTTTTTGTGCTGTCATTACAAAGCACCTCCTAAATCCAAACGAAGCCTAAAGCCTAAAACAACGTAACTCTCTTTGCAATATTCTTCATCATTTAAAATATAAACAATTTCTACATTTATAGATTTTCCTGTGAACTTACCATTTTCAAATTCTCTTAAAGTTATGATATCTCCAACCTCAAAATTCCGATCGTTTTTACGAACTTCAAATGTTTTAAGGCCACTAATAACATCTTTAAAATATTGAGGTTTGATTTTTAATTCATGTGTTTTCATAATTCCTTAACCTTTCTTAACGATATCTTTCAAATCATTTTTAAAATAACATTCCTTGCAAACTGCATATCCGAAACCGTATTTATCCAAAATAATTCTTGATGTATAAGAAGCTCCATATGTGATTTCTTTCCCACATTCGCAACAAGCAATTTTCTTGTTCATATCATCCTCGTAATATGTAGCTCCATCAGGCAATGCATAATCTTCATATTGGCCGGTTTCCAAATCATATTTTCTAGCAAAAGCATGATCCATTGCAGTTTTTAATAAATTAAAATACTTTAAAGCATCATCTTGTGTCATATCTTTGTAATTTGCATCGAGGACAACAACACCACGCTCTTTACAAAGTTTTGACCATTCTTCACCTGTCATTTGTATCACGTCCTGCCACTGGCTTATTACACATGAAATTTTCAAAATCCCTGTTACAATCAGAACAGATTTCTGCTTTCTTTGTTACAAGTCCTATGCCATCATTATTTTTTAATCCATACGCTTGATATGAAATTTTATAATTAGTGACTTCTTTGGTTTTAAAAACTCTTTTACATCTATCACATTGAACAATTCCTCTATCTATTTTCATCAGTTTGCTTCCTCTCTTCTTTTCTTAACAATCATTGAAAGTCTTTTATTCCTTTCTTGAATTCTTTGATTTTGCATTCTCAAACGATAATTTTCATTTTCCAGATATGCAATTTTTTTTCTTGAGGGGCAAATAATTGTCTTCGCCCCATTCAAGAAGTAATTTTCTTAATTCATCACACTTCGACATCTTTTAATCTCT